AGGGATGTCCTTCCGATGCACACTGCGGACAAGTTCGGAGCCCTTGTTCAGGGCGGAGCTCGACCGCGCATCATCACGAGCACATTCCGCGCCAAGTTCATCAACGCAGCACAAGATGCTGGGTATGACGTGTCTTCAGCCCGTACGGCACTTGACCAACTTGACAACATTGCTCAGAGGTACGCACTTGAGCTCAATCGCGTTGGGCCGAACCTAGACTTCCTTCGCAAGGAGTATGATAGTGCCCTAAACACATTTGGAGTTGAGATGCGAGGTCTCACTGCGCAGCTGCAGCTAGCCGACGTTCAGAAGGTTATCGTGCAGGAGCTGATGGACGCGTATATCCCAGGGTTCTCATCAACTCCAGACGCCAGCAAGATTGTTGAGGCCATTGCAAACGCAAGAAAGTACGGAGCAAAGTTTGCTACGATGGGCAACCTAATTGAGCAAATCCGACTTGACTCTGGAGACATCTCAACCCTTGGAGCAGGCGCTCGCGAAACGATCCGAGAGACAGTAAAGCGATACGCAAACTTTGGTGGTGAACGCGGACAAGTTGTACGATCCACGCAAGACATTCTCACCGACACAACTAGCAACTTGCTTAGGGACCACGCCGGAGAACAGGCTATGTTTGAAGCAGCAAAGTGGTCATACGCCAAATCTGTTGATGAGATGAACAACGTAAACTACTTCAAAAGCAACCGGTCGTGGTTTGAGCGGAGCATCAATCATCCGTTCCTTGGCCTGTACCCGTTCTCGTACATGTTCGGAAAGGCTCTCCCAGAGCTTGCTCGGTTCATGTTCTACAAGCCGTTCGGCATGACCGCGCCCGGCGCTGGCTACGTCGCATATCGCAAGATCTCTGAGTATCTTTCTTACAACGGGTTGCCACCCGGGTGGGAAGTTACACAGGAGAAGCCAGACTGGCAGTTCCTCCTAACGCAGTTAATCCCTGCCGTTCCTGAGGACATGACCGTGGTTACGCCGAAGTGGTTCCGATCTGCGGTCTCAACGATCTCGCGCCAAGGTTACGACCAGTACAAGGCAACAGACCTTCTTGGTAATGCTACGGACTGGGTTGGAAGCACTGGCCTTGGAGGGTTCTTACAGCTTGCGGCTAAGTCCGGAGGAGAGCTAACTAGTGGGGCAGCTGACTTCCTAACTGGCAAGTTTAATACCGACGTAGGTACATTCAGAAAATAACACAGGCCAGAAGTACTGGTCTGGGGATAGTTAAGAAAGGAGCCAGAGATGGCAGACCTTGAAGTCGCGGCAGAGCAGCCGCTTGAGTCGCAGCAGGAGGCCGTAAATCCTCCAGCAGCCACTGATGCGGAGGATGATGTCGCCACTTGGAAGCGTCGTCTCTCAGGAAAGGACCAGGCTCTCACTGCAGCCCAGAAGGCAGCAGACGAGTTTAAGTCCAAGTACGAAGAGCTCGCACAGTGGAAGGCCGCCCAAGAGGAGGCGTCCCTGTCGGAGTTTGAGAAGGCAGCACGCAAGATCAAGCAGCTCGAGGATGAGCTGAAGGCAACGGAAACGCGGTACGAGACGGAAAAGTTGAAAGCCAACTACCCGCAGTACTACGAATTCCAGGAGAAGGTGCGTAACCTCTCTGAGGCACAGCGTGCTGCGGAGTTTGAGAACTTCGTTAAGTCACAGCTTGGTGGGAACGCTCCCACAGAAATCAGCGACGCAAACGCTCCAAAGCGTGACGTCGTCAAGGATAAACCAATGAAGCCAGAGGATATCAAGGACGCAATTCGCGCTCTTGGGAACCCCTGGGCAGAGTAAGAGGAGGTAGCTAAATGGCTACTACATCAACCCTTTCGGGTCCTGCTCTGAACAACCTTAAGTCCTTTAACGGGACTGAGGCTAATGCGTTCCAGAAGCTCGTTCAGGAGCTTGTGTCGCAGAACGTTCAGACGGAACTTCGAAATCGCATGGTTCACGCCCTTCCGAGCAACTATATGCCGGGAACCTTCATCAAGGGCACCGATCGCATTCGTTACGTCCGCTACCCAGATATCAGCCACTCGTTGACTGAACTCTCGGAAGGCGTGACGCCTGACCCAGTGGTCAACCTCAGTGTTCGCACTGAGTACTTCTCGGTAAAGCAGTACGGTGCGTACACCAGCCTCAGCGACATTGTCCAGCAGGACTCGCCGCATGACTTGGTGTCCATTGCATCGGAGCGCATTTCGTTCGCAGCAGCGCAGTCCATGGACCGCATTGTCCGCGACGTTATGAACGCTGGTTCGGCTCGCGTGCACTACGCTCAGGCGCAGTCCACGACGTCAACCATTACTACCCGAGCAGGCCTTGCGGCTGCAACCATCAGCGACATCGCTGAAGGCGCTGCCCGCCAGGACTACAAGCTTAACGGCCTTGAGGTGAAGAAGGCTGTTGCCCGTCTTAAGACGGCCAACATTCCTCCGTTCGCTGACGGCTACTACCGCTGCATCATTCACCCAAATCAGCAATTCGACTTGCTGACGGATACTTCGGGACACGGCTTCCTTGAGGCCACGAAGTACACCCAGTCCCTTGACCTCCTGAACGGGGAAATCGGCGCCTATTCTGGCGTCCGCTTCCTTGTTTCCCCAGAGGCCAAGACGTTTGATGTTGGCGGCACGAACGTGTACTCGGCACTCTTCTTCGGTCCTGACGCATTCGTCGTCGGCGACTCGCAGACGATGCAGACGTACTTCGTCGCACCTGGTGGCGACCACTCCGACCCACTCTCGCAGCGCGCTCTCCTTGGTTACAAGGTGCGCTTCGGTGCGATGATCGTCGGCGAGGCTGCCGTCAGCGACTACAGCGGTCTGAACAAGGCTGCCGTTGTCACGAACAAGGTACTCACCACCACGCTTGCAACCATCACCACGAGCGCCCCTCACGGGCTCTTCCCGGGTGAGAAGGTCAAGCTCACCGGTGTTGACTCGCAGCTTAACGGAACGACCTGGACGATCGCAGGCATCAGCGGCACCGCTGGCGCAGAAAACGTCTTCACGATCACTCTCGTTGGCGCAACTGCGGTTGCCTCAACTGCAGTGAGCGACGGTTTCGTTAACAACGTTGTCCCACAGACCAGCACGGGCATTACCCGCTACCTGCGTCTTGAGACACGCGCAACCGCTCTGTAATTAGAGCTAATGGTGGACTTCCCCCCGGCTGGGTTATGACCAGCTGGGGGGAGCCCCGACAGGAGAGAAATGGCAGCAATTGACACGCTTCTTCAGAAGATCCGTCGCGACTTGCGCGATACAGGGACGTCTGACGGCGTAGACCGAACGTGGAGCAATCAGGAGCTTATTGACCTGGTTAACCTTGCTCTTGTTGACATCTCCCGGGCCTACCCGCGAGAGGTTGTGTCTACCGTTGCAGTCCCGCAGGTTTATTCAAGCTCGCATCACACAAGCATTGCACTACCAGCTGGCATGGAGACAGTGATCCGAATTGACGCTCTATGCTACAAGATTGACAATACAGTTAGCCCAATCGCCTCATGGTACGAAGCTCTTGGGCCGCTTGAGCCCTCCAATGGATACGGCAACTACAGCGGTTGGGAAACACACGCAGGAACAGTCTACCTGCAGCCAGGAATGTCAGAACTGATCAGCCATCTTCGGTTGGTTGGATACGGGGACTGGACAATCGACACACTTGACGCGCAGGCAGAAGAGGCACTTCGGTACCACATTCAAGCTGAGGCATTCTTCAAGCTCATGGCAGACCGCACCATGTTCCAGCAGTGGCAAGTCAACTCTGGTGCCACTGACGTATCTGTCCCAATGATCAACCAGAACTACACCATCGCACGGCAGCGCTACGAGCGCCTCCTTGCGCGAATCAGGAAGATCAGGAGAGTTGCCTAATGGATTTCAATCGTCCGATCAAGATTCAGACCGGCCCATCAACGTTCCTAGACCTAAACTCACTAGCTGGAATCAGGGTAGGCGCTTCGCCTATTTCTGGGTTCAAGGTTGAGTCTGCTAACTATGCAGCCGTACCTGCTCAGGGGTTTATTGACAAGTCCGCCCTTCGGGACGGGTCAAGTGTCACTGAGGCGTACCTTGGGTCTCGCGGTGTTGAGCTGGTTGTGTCTGTATACGGAGAAACGATTGGAGACTTCTGGGACAACATTGACACCCTGACTGCGGCACTGCAGCCAATGCCACGTGGCTTCGACGCCACGTACGGCGTTCGCGCATTGCGTTTCTTCCAGCCAACATGGGAGCTAGCGGCGCAGTTCCCTGGTGGAATTGAGTTAGACATGCTAGTTCGCCCAGCAAGCCTGCCAGTGTATAACGTTGGCCGGCGCACATCAGTCGGCAAGGCCAGCGATGGATTTGCGCAGCCAGCTCAGATTAGGCTTATTGCTCCAAACCCAAAGAAGTTCCTAACTACTACAAAGTCTGGCGCAGGAACACACAGAGGTTCGGCCCCTGTGTACCCAATTCTGACAAAGCCAGACTGCTCTGCTGCGGAAGAAGTAACATTCTCATGGACAAGCGGCGGCGTTACCAGCACGGTAGTAGCCAACGCAATTGAGGCTGGGGCTATCTCTATTGACACAGACACCATGTCTCAGGTAAACTGCAGGATTAGTCATGGAGATACAAGCGGAGACTTCTTGGTGTATCCAGGCTCGGTTGTAATTGAGGGCAGCACTTCGACCGGAGCGGTCGTCACGTACAGGGAGGCATGGCTTTGAGCAGCAGCGTTAGAATCCGCATCTTTGATATCGGAGCTAATAGGGGCGTTGGCAACGAGAGGTGTGTTATCTACGACGCTAAAAACGTTGGGTCTGAGGTATACGCCAACGACGTCGGCAGCGCCTTCTGGACACTTCCAATCAACCATCCTCTCGTGCCGGAGCTGGTGCCACTTAAGCGGCACTACAAGGTTGAGCGCCTAAGCTCAGGCAACTGGATCCTTATCGGAGCCGGCTTGCTAACGACTTACGATGCGACAAACGACGAGATCGTCTATGAAGGCATGGACTACATGACGATGCTCAGCATGCACTACACAAAGCTGGTTGGGCCTGAGTCTGGGTCAGAGATTGCCATCAAGCGTGAAGAGCCTGCCAGCACGACCGAGACGGTCACTACTACACTGACGGCAACTCGGTCTGCATCGACCCTGTTCAGCACAACATCAGACTGGAACTCAAACGATACAGAGCAGCACATGGTCATTGGGGCCTTCCCAAACTCCTTTAACGTTGAGAATTATTACATCACATCAAACGTTGCGTCTGTGTTTATCAGTGGAACAACCTTTTCTCTTCTTAATAGCGGAGACGTAGTGTACATTAGTGGCACGTCTTCCAGCAGGATTAACGGACTTAGAACCATTAGCAATAGGTTTCCAGCAGCAGGGTCAACGACAAGTGGTCAGATTACTTTTTCCACAAGCAGCGGATCAAACGTTGGCTCTGCTGGGTCGCCTATTTCTAGCACTGGGTACTGCTACTTTAAGAGGTACACATCAAGAGGCCTTGTAAAGTTTACCCTCCCAAGCACCCTTGATTCAACTGCCACGGTAACAACTGCTAACCTAATCCTGACTCAGAGCAACACTAGCGGGGACCACTCAGTCACAGACAGCTCTCCTGGGGACTTGCTAGTCAACGCATCCGGAGTGGACTGGACGACTGACTCAACAACTGGGTCTGAAGGGTCGTGGGGCAACGCCAATGATACGACTCACCCAAACTGCGACTGGGGCAGCGCAAGCTCATCTACCTCTGGTGGCCTTAGCAATATTACGTATACTGGAATAGGGTCAACGCACAACTCAACACACACGTTCTCAATCTCTAGTATTGTTAACTACTGGAAATCAAATCCATCTGCCAACAACAATGGCATTCTCATGTACAACACGAATGAGTCCGGGGTAACTGACAGCTTTACTATTTACAGTACGGCTGCCAGCGCTTCGTACCGGCCTAAGCTTGCCCTCACATACACGTATCCAACAAGTTCTGCCACAAACATTAATGCGAATGGTCTGTCCCATGGACCAGCGGCTACGAAAGCGTTCCTAAAAGAGCGCACCTCCAATAGCACAGCAAGGCATGCCGGAAACGAGATTGCAGTATACACAAGGAATGAAGCTGGTGAGGCCAACAAAATTGACATGGTTTACGATGAGGTGGATAGCGTCTACACGCTAACGGGGTACACCTACATTGAACGATCTGCGATCAACAACGACGAGAAGTTGTACAATAACGAAGAAGACGTGTACATTCCAAATAGGTTCAACGTAAACAGAATCCGAGTAAGCATTGTGGCAAGCCCTGGAGATGAGGTCTGCACGTTTAACGTGTGGCCAGACTCATGGACCGAGATTGCCCAGCCTGAGTCTCCTGTGATGCTTAAGTGGCGTCTAAAGCTACGCCAGCACGATGCTAATGTTGCAGAGGTAATTGCCCCTGCGTCCACAGTCCCAACGCTCAGCATTCCAAGCGGTCAGACAATCTACGGTAACTACACCGGAACTACCCACAACATTACCAACTCGTACGAGATTAACTGCTTGACTAGTGGTGTTTCCTATACATTCGCTGCCTACACGATGGCAGAACTTGTAAACGTTTCGCCGCAGACTTCGTCAACGAATCCAAACTACGGCGGAGTTATGACTCACGACGTTAACGGTATTAGCGCCAGCACATCTGCAAGCCAGACGGTGGTTATGGGTCTTGAAAAGAAGACGCTGCAGGGTATCTTTGACAAGCAAATCCCGTATGTTACTGGCCAAGGAGAATCATTCAGTCGATTTGGTTGGCTAACCTTTGAGCTTGCATCTGGACACAGCATGTGCGACAAGGAGATGGCGGCCAACTTGCTCACTGCTGAGTCTGCCGCAAGGTGGGATATCGTTGATGGGATTAAGATTCCATGGAGAACGGTCTTCAACTTTGTCGGGGTGCGCGGGGCTGCTGCTCCTGGTACCAAGCTGTACGTGGCTCCTGCGGTTACGCAGGCAAATCCAGTGTTTGTTTTCGACTACCCTGGTATGGTTGACCAATTTAGGTACCGCCGCAACGGCAAAGACCTTAGGAACTCGGTGAGGGTCGTACCTGCCACTGCGTTCCTCACCGGGTCCACTACCAGCTCTGGCGGCTCTCGCTCTCAAGGAAAACTTGCTGAGAATGAATCTTCTATTGAAGAGTATGGGTATGCGCCAGTTCTGACCACTCAGGCAAACTTTGCAGATGCGGCAGAGCTTGAGAAGTATGCTCAGTCACAGGTGACAAAGTCAAGTGACATCCTAAACGTATCCATGGTAAGCATCCAGCTGGCGCCGGACAGCGTCAAGCCGTTTGAGGACTTTTTCCTTGGGGATATCGTTCGCGTCGCGGTGCGGAGGCAAAATGTTAACTACACAAATGCCTCAAGTCCAGACTTTATTGCTGACACCTATATCGTCGGAGGGGTTCGGTTTGAGCTCCCAGTTGACGGATCAGAGCGTGTAACACTAGACCTGGTGAAGACGAGCGAATTCGGCAGAGGATAGCGTTCTGTGGTATAATTGGGGGTAGGAGGGGACTTCCCTCCGCAAGATATGGAGGCAAAGATGGCAAACGATGGAGCGATTGAGCGCATCGCAGCGCTCAAGGAAAAGGGGCTCTCCTTTCAGGAGATCGCTGCCCAGTTGGACATCACTAAGGACCAGGCGCAGAAGCTGTACAAGCGGTATGCGGCCACACATCCAGAGGCGCCTGCGGACGCACGGGTAATTGAGTCGACCCCTAAGGGCGACTATGCCGGGTTCCGCATCGCGTTCTATGACCTAGAGACCACGTACTCGTCGTGGACTACGATCTTCTGCATGAGCGTCGCAGATGAGCACGGTAACGTAAAGACCCTGTCGCTAGAGACGCACAAGGGAAAGACATGGATGGACGACAGCAAGCTGGTAAAGGCTATCGCTGATGAGCTTGCCCAGTACGACATCCTTGTGGGATGGAACTCAAAGCTGTTTGACTTGCCAATCATCAACGCACGGCTGCTTGAGACTGGCCAGCGCCCAATCGGCACTCAGATGCACATTGACCTCATGTGGTACGCCACTGGCCGGCACATGAAGGCTGGACGACGCAGCTTGGAGAACATCTCCAAGTACTTCCGCACCAACAACAGCAAGACGCCTCTTGACGTCCGGCTGTGGCAGGAAGCCGAGCGACGACACACCAAGGAAGGCAAGCAGGCTTTCCGCACTATTGTTGAGCATTGCGAGGCTGACGTTCTAGTCTTGCGCGACGTGTTCGCCAAGATGAAGCCACTGATCAGCACCATCCACCGATGATCAACGCAGATCTGGAAGGCGCACGCAACATCTGCGTGGACTACGATGACACCATCGCTGTCCGCGTGTTTGGAACGGTCGTACCAGCTCTCGGCGTTATTGAGGCGCTAGAGAGACTGCGAGCAAACGGTTACAAGATCATGATTCACTCTGCACGGGCTTGGGAGAAATTTGAAGACCGAGCGGAGAGGGTTGACGAGATGCGAAAGCTCCTTGATGAGTGGGGCGTGCCGTACAATGAGATCTGGGTTGGGGCTGGGAAGCCAGTCGCCAAGGCCTACATTGATGATCGCGCTATCCGATTTGACAACAACTGGGAGTCTATCGTAGACTCAATCCTGAACGGTTAGAGTTCTCCCCAGGCTGGCGCCCCTCCGGCCTGGGGGACTTATTGGTGGGGCATAGGAGGGGTATGGTTAAGAAGCTTATTGGAGACCTCTTTGACGAGGGACTCCGTAGAGACAGGACAGAGCGTCCACCAAGCGACTTGTGGCGTGGATCTCTGCTCGGTAGCTGCCTACGGCAGCAGTGGTACTACGCCCATGGCGAGACCCCTACGGACGTTCGCGGCGATGAGGTCTTTCGTATTTTTGAGCGTGGACACATTATCAACGATTCGTTTAACCGCAGGCTGCGGGACTCCGAGCATCTTCTCTCCTATGAGGAGGAGGTGCCGGTGTCGATTCCGGAGCTTAACTTTGGCGGAAACGCCGACGGTGTGGTACAATGGAAGGACGGTCAGCATGAGCTGATTGAGTACAAGTCAGTCAAGGAATCGGCTTGGAAGTTCATTCCTAAGCCGGAGCACCAAATTCAAGCGTCCATCTATGCTGAGGCTTTGAAGCGCATGCGAGGCCATGAGTACTCAGCAAGGTTGGTATACATCAGGGCAGGGGATCTAGCCACCGAGGAGTTCATCGTTGATGAGTCGTGGCGTGACAAGGCCCTGAGGATCTTGGAGGTTCTGAACAGTGACCGATTCAGAGACACCCCTCCGTGGAGACTCCCGGAGGAAAAGTACAGGTCAAAGAAGTCGGGGAACTGGCTCTTCCCATGTGGGTATTGCGAGTTCTTCACCAAGTGCAGAGGAGGGGAAAATGGCAAGTAAGACGCTAGCTGGCAAGCTCGCTGAAGTTATGGGCGAGATCGGCTACATCTCCAAGGGCGGCACGAACAGCGCCCAGGGGTACAAGTACGTCATGGCGTCACAGGTAGCTGACGCAATCCGCGAGAAGCTCGCGGCTAAGGGTATCGCAATCATTCCTGGTGACATTGAGAAGCTGAGCGAGAGCACGTCTGCCTCAGGCAAGCAGGTGATCCTCACGTTCAAGTACTCATGGCACTTGGTTGATGGGGAGACTGGGGAAAAGCACACGATCTACTCGCTCGGCTCAGGGGCTGACTCGGGCGACAAGCACGTGTACAAGGCGACGACTGGTGCGCTCAAGTATGCGCTCCTGACGACGTTCCTCATCCCAACTGGGGACGACCCAGAGAATGACACGGCTGACGTGACCATCGCCAAGGCGGCGAAGGAGATCTTTAAGGATACCGTCAAGCCAATGGAAGGTCAGTCGCAAAAGGCTGACGGAGAGTGGGGGTTCTAATGGATAGGATTGATCTTTGGCTCACAGATAAGATTGCTCCAGTCAAGGAGCAGACCAAGGCCGGTCGAGACGTGTGGAAGTTCTTCGGTAGCATGCAGTCGTTTGCCTACGACGCGTTCCTTTCCGCAGACAAGGCCACTCGTGACGCATCAACCGCGCCTAACCGCTACGAGCGTGTGACCATCCTTGTCTTTGATGAGGACTTGGCTACGCACATTCGGCTCATTTGGGGTCCGCTGAAGAAGCGCTCGTGACCGAAGAAGTAAAGCTTGTAGACGACATCGCGGATGGCCTTGCTGCTATTGGTATCCAATACCAAGCAGACGGTCGTCCGCGGAAGGTCGCGATCTACAGCAAGGAAATGTTCATGGATGCGTATCGCCAGAAGTCCATTTCGTTTGTATCTGCCCACACTGGTGGCCTTGCAGACGACGAGCTTAAGAGCCTTGAGGATGACGGCGAGAAGCAATTCTGGGCTGGGATCTTCTCAGCTGGCGTTGGCGAAGGCGCACCTGTAGCCGTAACGGAGGATGAGAATGGTTGACAAAGCTCGGCAGGGACGCCTCAACCGCTCAAGGGGTAATGCCTTTGAGCGCGAGACGGCCAAGAAGCACGGCGGTCGACGCACCGGAATGTACGGTGGGCCAGACGACGTGACGGTTGACGGGCAGTTTAAGATCCAGACGAAGGTGGGGACGATGTTCTCCAACAAGTACTGGGGCTGGCTGCAGAAGATTATTGTTCAGGCTGGGGAAATCCCCTACCTAGTGATCGGAGATGCTCCTGGGCCTGGCACCCAGAGGCGTGTCATGGTGATCATGGACGAGCGGGATTGGTTAGTTGTGAAGGAGAAGGCATATGGCAGTACCACAGAAGAAGAGCCGCAAGGGTAACGTTGCCCTTTTGGCTGCGCGCTGGAACGTTGCGTTCGGCGTTGTAGTGGCTACGTTCATTGATAAGTATCTGGATTCTGTCCCTGAGGACAAGCGCAGTGAGGTCCAGATCCCGTTTGACAACGTGCTTCAGTTGTCGGCCGGTGTTGCATTGAAGCTGGTGGAGCTTGAAGATGGCGACGACGCCTGACGAGGAGCGACAGCAAGTCGCGTTCTTTAAGAACATTGGGGAAACTACCAAGGCTGCAGTGTCGCACCCTAGGTTCCGGGACACGTTTGTCCCTTCCTTTGGTATCGGAGCTGTCGTCCTAGGTGCGTCTACTAACGTCGCAGCAGCGCTGGGCTCAGCACTCTTGGCGTTCGCGCTACTGGATAAGCGCAAGTGAAACACGGCCTGAAGTGCCCGAAGTGCGGGGGGCTACGCATTAGTCCGCACAGAGCAGGCGCTAAGCTGGCTGGACCATACTCCGTTCGCGTAGCTATCTGTGCGAAGTGCGATGAGAGAATCATCCTCGTTACGCAGGTAGCTACGCAGGAGCTGGCAGAGAAGATTATGGAGGAGATTGACAATGAAGAAGGAGAGTAAGAATGTACCCGAAGCGTTCATTGAATACTTTCGCGAACTCGCGATGGAAACCCACGAAGTTATGGTACAGAGGCAATCAGGATATGGACCGGGCAACATTGAAGCGCTCGGACCATACGGAGTATTCTCGCGACTCGCAGAAGACAAGTGCTCGCGAGTGGCCACGTCGCTCAATGGATCTATCGTGGATGGAAAAGCCAAAGTCGGAGAAGACTGGTTCAACGAAGGGGTACGTGACGCGCTGGTCGATATTGCGAATTACGCGTTAATTCTGATTGCTCTCGGTGAGGGCAAGTGGTCTTTCGTTACCAGAGGCGTACCACCTAAGCAGTGGGCATCTCTTGACGAGCGACTGGATGAAAGGTTTGTGGTGGATGAACTTCGTTGACCTGAAGGGGATGGTATGGCCAACTGGTAGGACCCATGCTATACTGTTCTACGGTCCATCTGGCTGGAAGGCCAGAGTGTGGTATACTGTTAAGCAGGGGGAGGTCTTCAGCTTAGGCAGTGGGCCGGAAGTGTTTAACCATGATGAGGCAGAGAAGAAACTAAAGGAGCTAAATGATGCATGGGCGTCAACGCAAAAGCGCAAGCGCTAAGTTCGTCTTCTCTGCAGGCACGCCCCAGAAGGTGAAGACTTTCTGGGGCGAGTCCATCTTGTGGATGAAGAAGGTCCTTAAGGAAGAGGGCATTCACGTGTCTAAAGTCACGATCCACTACCACACCGGCGAAGCAAAGAACAAGTGCCCACTTGGCGAAGCTGACTCTGATGACGCTACGTTCATGCTGTGCACACACCGATACGACTACGACACAATGCTTCATGAGATGGCTCACGTTGTAACGCCTGGGCTTCACAGCAAGGCCTGGGCAACTAAGTTCTTGGAGCTCATCAACAAGCATCTGGAGGGACAGGACTTAGTAAGGGCGCTATACGCAGCGCACAGGGACTACCCTAGCTGCGCAGCCCTGATTGGAGATGTCTATGACATTTAGAGAGAAGTTGACAAAGCCAGACAAAGATGTGCTAAGATTGTTTGTAGAGGACGCTAAGGCTGAGGGGATGTCCCTTAGGGCGTACTGCAAGAAGCACGGGATTGACTACTACTTGCTAACTGGCTTCCCAAGGCCATGGCAGGAGGTATCACTCCAGGAGGGGTTTAATGGCGAAGAAGGAAACGAAGGAGCGACTGAGCTCTAGCGACTACGTCAACGACGGTAGTTGCCCAATCTGTGGCAAGTACCAGAAGAAGATCGCTGCCGGAAAGATGAAGCCATGCTTCATGTGGGAGCGAATTGAGGAGGAGGAAGACGAAGATGAGTGAAGACGCATACGGCAATAAGGTTTACCGCTGCAGCGAATGCTCGGTTGACTTCATTGAAGGCTTTGATGAGGAGCGAAAGATCTTTTAATGACGCGCACCAATCGGGAGGCCGAGAGGGCGCTAATCGGGGCATGCTTGATCTCAAGCGAATGCGCTGAGCGGGTACTTGAAAGGGTTTCTGCTAACGACTTTGACGACATGCAGTGTCGCAATATCTACAATGCAATTAAGTCACTTGTAACTCAGGGCATGACGATTGACATCGTCACCCTCTCCGAAGAGCTGACCAAGGATGGCAAGCTTGAAGATGCCGGCGGAGTAACTAATCTTTCTAATCTGATTAGCTCAACACCAAATAGCTATAACTACGAATCGTACATTGACATCGTCCTTGACAACGCGATCCGACGCGACGTGCATCAGGTAGCTGCGCACATCGCTGACACTTCGCGTCTTGCGAAGACCGCAGAGGAGGCTCTGGCTGAGGCCGAGAGGGCAGTCTCTGGTATCTCTCGCAGCCGCTCAAGGGGTAAGTTCTCCACGATGGAGGACGTGATGGTTGAGACCATGGACAGGCTTGCGTTGATGCAAGCTGGTGGGGCATCTGGCGTGTCGTCAGGCATTGTCGGCATTGACTCCATCGTCGGTGGTTGGCAGAGGGGTGACTTGGTGATCGTCGCAGCGCGGCCTAGCGTAGGCAAGACCGCACTGGCGACCACCATGGCTGCCAATGCTGCGTTCCGCAGCGGGAAGGCTATTGCCATCTTCTCCCTTGAGATGAGCCGAGAGCAGATCGGTAGCCGAATGCTCTCGTCCGTCTCAGGGATTGGCCTGCACGAGATCCGACATGGGCAGCTTGATCTGGCAGAGATGACTGAAGTCATTGCTGCGTCAGATAGGATTAAGCGCAGCAAGATCTTCGTTGAGGATGCGCCTATTGCGACTCCTGGCGAGATGAAGTCCAAGTGCCGGCGGCTCAAGAAGGAGCACGGACTTGACCTTGTTGTGGTTGACTACCTGCAGCTCATGTCTCCGGACCGCGGCAACAAGGACAGCAACCGTGTGTACGACGTGGCCGAGATCAGCCGTGGATTGAAGGCGCTAGCTAGGGAACTTGACGTTCCTGTGGTAGCACTCAGCCAGCTGAGCCGTTCATCTGAGTACCGAGAGAACAACGAGCCCAAGCTCTCAGACCTTCGGGACTCTGGAGCCATTGAGCAGGATGCTGACGTAGTTCTCATGCTGTGGCGCTCCACTGACGTGTCCCTTGACGTGTCGGTTGAGACGGTCCACTGCAAGGTGGCCAAGCATCGCAACGGACCAACAGGTCGGACCGAGTTGATGTTCAACCGGACGACAGCAACATTTAAGGGGGCGTAATATGAGCGCACATGTCACACAGGAAGATAAGGACACACTGAAGGTAAACATTGAGGTCGACTGCCCATGCGAGGTAGGGATCTGCGAGCACTCCATGGAGGAAGTAAGCAAGGCTCTTCAGCAGGCTTACACTCGCGGCGTACGAGATGGAGCCACTGGCGCCATGGAGAACGTCAAAAAGTACCTGAAGAAGGAATACCCTGGAGCGTACGCCGAGGCACAGAAAGCTGCCGACGCAAGTAAGAAGAGATTCAATTGATTTCCCTACTACTCGCCCTGACTCTATCGGTGGCCCAGCCTAGCGGGTACCACGAAAGAGTTAGGGCGACGTGGTATGGCAATAATCATCCGCAGAGCCAGAAGTTCTGCTACGGCGGCTACAAGAACACATGCAGCCCATATAGCAAGGGCGAGAAGGTCATGTACGCTGCCGTTCCTGGATTCAAGTGGGGTGATATGCCGTACAGGGCGAACGTGTGCTACAATGGTAAGTGCGTGACGGTCGTTGTACGCGACTGTCTGTGCAGCCGTAAGGGGGAGTACATTGACCTCTCTCCGGCAGCATTCATCGCGCTAGGCAATAAGCTGAGTAGGGGTGTGTTATGGGTAACGGTGAACTACGAAACGTACCGTGGCGGACGCTAACCAACGCATCGTTCTTCTCGGGTGTAGGAGGGATGGATCTTGGGTTTGAAAGAGCAGGAATCAAAACGGTCAGCTTCAGCGAAATTGAGCCGTACCAAAGCGGAGTCCTCGCCAGACATTGGCCAGGAGTACCGAACCTCGGAGACATCGTATCACTCGCAGATCGTGAGCTTTCCAAGCAGGTACAGCAGACAGCCGACGAAGTTCAACGACGTGGCGGACACACTGACGATCAGTGCGGGACCTCCGGCTGTAGCAAGTGGCAGCATGCCGACATCTTCTCAGGAGGATTCCCATGTCAAGACCTCAGCGCAGCTGGCGCCAGAAGAGGATTTGAAGGAAAGCGATCAGTCCTTGCATTCACCTACCTTGACCTTGTGGAACTCTACCGACCTGCCTGGTTGGTGCTGGAGAACGTCCCAGGTCTACTCCATTCGTCTGGCGGACGCGACTTCGCCAGACTCATCAGTGAAATGGAAGAACTCGGGTATGGCGTGGCGTGGCGAGTGCTGGACGCGCAATACTTCGGAGTCCCCCAAAGGCGCCGTCGTGTCTTCATTGTGGCAAGTCTTGGATCAGACCGTGCCGGCGAAGTACTTTTTGAGTGCGAAGGCGGCTGCGGGCATCCTGCGTCGGACGATCAAGAGGAAGGCAGGGCAGAAGCTTCCGCCAATGCTGACCGACGTACTGTCTCAAATCTCAACGCAAGCAAATCCGGATGGAGAGTCGGGGCCGAGGACGCCGCAGGTGGGCAGCTCATCTTGGGCACGGAGGATGACGCCCGTGGAATGCGAGCGTTTGATGGGCTGGCCGGACGGGTGGACAGTAAACCACCAGTGGAGGGGGAAACGGGGCTCTACGGGCCGGAAATAGGCCTCTACGGCGATTCTGTGGAGGGGTTGGACACGAAAAGATACACCTGCTGTGGAAACGGAGTAGTGTCTAGCGTCGCGGAGTGGGTTGGTCGCCGGATCGTTGCTTGCGCAGAATAGGTTTCGGCTCCCCCTTCGGGCATGGCGTGATAGTACCCTAGAGCTCGTCCCCGTCGGGCATGCGGCGCCCTCCGTCGGGCATGGGGGGGCCTTACTAATCGACTACTAGATCTCCTCACCAGCCGTTATTAGCAGCTGGTGAGGAGTTTTTGTTTACTCTTTATTTTCTACTGGCTGGCAGTCGTGGCCATATGCCCACTCTGCCGCGCTAGTTTCATCATCTAGTATGAATATTAGTTCACACTCAGGACACTTAGCAAAGGTACTAGACCTGGCAGGGTGTCCTAATGGGTAGTTATTCCTAATCGGAATACTTGTGTCAGCCATTGCTGACACCGATTGTTTTCATGATTGCCTGAGAAAGCTCTCTGGCTTGGAATCCTCTTCCATTAAGTGTGTCGTTGTAATCAACTCCACCTTCTAGCCATAGAGCGCTAGCTACTGCATAGTGGAACGTAAGGGCCGGTACTCCAACCATTGAATCAACCATATTGCCGTCATTGTCAAAGATCGTAGTCTTTGCCGACTCGTAGTTGGACTTCAACGTTGTCTCGTACTTCTTTACAAATGACTCTGGGTACCCGATCTCGACCAGATACGAGCCACTGTAGATGCTATGGCCATCGCCATCAACGAAGTCTCGTGCTCGCTCACTATTCTTTAGAAGAGTAATGAGCTGGTCACGAAGCTTGCTTTCTTCCCAGAAGTTATGTTCAGTCGCCATCATTCCTCCTTGCAACCCATAGGATTGCTTGTAGCTCTGCAGCATATAGACCTAGATCGTCAGCTGCCTTTTGGAACTTTGCTTGGTACTTTTTGTACTGCGTAACATTAAGGTCAACTTCTTTCCATACTTTCTTCTTTCCAACCTTAATCTTCTTGTTGTATGGTGGGAACTCCCTTGCTGCCCACCTATCGATAGGACATCGGTCAGTCTCACCTTCGCTAATGATTGAGTAGTAGAAGTCTCTTACCTTCTGACCACTAAGTAGCCGAACATCTCCATTTTCTAGAATCTTATAGGCAGTTTTTACATTGGCTGGGTACGCCTGTAGAGCAGGCAATGGTGTTCCATTGTATTTGTTTTCTAGTATAGCTCTGATTACTTTGATGTTGGTTTCCGGTGAAGCCCCCGGAGAGACTGCTGCTACTGCTGCGACAGCTGTTGACTGGTGCTTCAACTCGTAATGTTTTGTTGAATGGTAAATCATTTTGTTGAACTCGTGATACCAGCCTGCTGAATGCAGTAGTTCCATTCTTGATTCTGGTGTGTCCGTGTTCATAACGATTTGATTGAACCGCTTGATTAGCGGCTGTGCTAGCAGCTTTGAGTCATACGACCTACTCGCTGCTAGCAGCAACCTACTAATGCGGCTGTCGCCGCTGATCATTACTTAACGCCCTTGGAGGCCAGGAACTTCTTGTCCTTCAACTTCTTTGTAAAGACAATATGTACTTCTGCGACTGTATTCTCATACAAATCATCAGTTGCTACGCCTTCGTCGTAGTCGCAGCCGCTCCTCTTGGATCGCCACTCTCGTAGCAACCCAACATCGCTAAGCACTGTTTTGAATCCTCGATATCCATCCCATGCTTCATTAAGCTCATTAACTTTATCGTGAATAGCAGTGGCAATATTGATTGCTTTTACTGAACCATTTACACTGTTGTTGTAGCTGTTGCCCTTGCCAACACGCTTAGCAAGATCAGGGAGTGATGACTCCATAATCAAGCTAATGATGTGTGAAGACGGTACTTCAACACTGATCTGCTGAGTGAACTCTACTGGAAGCTCGCGGAGCTTTGGTGCGCCGCACTTGTTATCTGTGTTCTTAGCCATTGTTCTCCTCCATTTCATAGTTTCGCTTATGCTTGGCTAGATCGCGCTTGCTTTCTAGCTTGACTGTTACTACATAGTCTGAGAGATCATGAATCTCATTCTCCGCTGCCAGACTATTGAGCTTTGTGAACAGCTCTTCTAGCTGCTGCTCCAATGTACAGAGCAGTAGATAGAACTCATTGTATGTAACATTATGTGGAGCTGGTGAGAATAGAATATTAGCTGCTACATTATTAACACCGTTAACGATTGTTGAGTTAAGGTAAGTTGATGTACGTGAGAACATATTGTAACCATTGCGCATAGTGTTCTCATCTGGGCCGGTGTTCTTAATAGAGTCAATGAGTACAGTTAGTTGATCTTTAAGCCTACCAGTCCGATCAGAGATATCGTCCAAGTCACTGGTGTTAACACGTTCTACGTCACCACCGACAGAGATATCTTCCAGTGTGCTTACTGCTTCTGAGATTGTTTCATTGATCTGATCGATGTTTGGAAGATCTTGATTGTCAATCTCCCAAGCTAGTGACCGAACTGAATCTTCAATGCGATCAATCTCGTCTAGCATTTCCTTGATGTCTTTCGTAACATCCTTTGTCATATACCCTCCTCTACATCTTTGATGCCAGTTGCTGCCGCAGCTTTCCTACAACAACTACTGGTCACAGTTAAGTGACTCTCTGTGCCAAACTCATTTGGCTGAATCTTGTTGCCGAGATCAGTCAAGTTACCGTTAAGCACTAGCCATCTAGAACCCTTGTAGACTGGTTCCAGTTCTAGCTCGTAGACTCTGACGACTACTTTGTGTCGTCCAGTTTTCTCACAGGCTAGCTCTGGTAGTAGAACTACATCATCGCTCATCTATGGCCTCCTGATGCGCCAGCACATATTGGCGGATACGAGCAATCAGCTGGTTGACTGTTCGCACCGTGGTCTTACCGTGTTGGTAATCCCATACGTTAATGACGTCGACTGCTTCTCCATTGATAATAACTTCAATGTATGGCCCACCGTGCCAGCTATAGACAATACCGTCCATAGTGACGCTGATTTGCCAGTTAGCTAGTGAGTCCGGTATCACCCGACTCATCCTCTTCCGAACCGATGAAGTCATGCAACCTCCAATTGTCTACAATCTCAATGGCTGTAACCTTCAATCCAGTGGCATTGTCAGTTAGATTCTTCATCTCTCCACCGAAGTTAATCTCAACAACATCGTCTCCGGCCCCTGATGAGACCATACCGATTGCTTGTCGTGCGAACTGATGGAAACCTGGCTGAACGATTGGTGGATAAAGATTGCTAGTTAAATGGTAGTCCAGTGCTGCGTCCTTAGCGAGCTCGATTGCTCTGTCTTTGTTAAAACCCATGGCTGTCCTCCTTGCTGAGCATTGCCCAGATGTTTGGCTTTTGTGAACGGATACTGACAAAGTTATTGTCGCCAATGACTAGATGGTCTAGCAGTGTAAGGTCATGATATCCACACGCACGTAGTACTTCCTCAGTTAGGTTAATGTCTTGGTCAGATGGCTGTGCGTCACCTGATGGGTGGTTATGTACCATAATGAAACCTACTGCGCCAGTAAGTAGAGCTGGTCGCAACAGGTCAGCAATAGATACTGACGTGCCCGTTGCGGTACCCTTAAATACCTGAGTAATACCAATAAGATTATTGCGACCATCAACACCCAATACCCATAGTGCTTCCTGAGTATAATCTTGTGCTACATCTTTGAAGTAAGTATGGGCTGATTGAGGTGACTCAATCCTGGGCCCTACTTTATCACTCCAGTTACGAATAACTGAGAGCTCGTACGCTTTCCACGTATGTTCCATATTCCCTCCTGCCCCGTGGGGCATATCGTTGGTTGTTAATGGACGCTTAGTTGCGCCCATTAGAATACTCGATAGCCATCGAGTCCTAGGCAAAGATCACTGAATTCTAGGAACTCAATAACTAGATTAGTGTCAGCATTGACTTCATCATCAATGGTCAATGGCGAATCGATTTGCTGCTTTTCTCGGCTTTCCTTAACATACTGCGCAACTACCGGCTTAATGGACTCACGGATGTCATTGAACAGATCGGTCGTGTTCTCGTACAGTTCTGGGTAGAGGCCGGTGAACATGCTGATGTGCGCCAGATACTCCTTGATGCCAGCTGGTGTGCACTGATTGCCGCTGTTATCCATAGTGGCAAATGCGAACTCTTCTGGGTATTCGCCGCCATTAAGTGTAACAATCTTGTCCAAGATTACTCGGATCATTGACATACCCCAGATGTTAGCTCGGAAGTACAGGTTATCGGAGCCTGTGTACTCCCCAGTCGTCTCATCAAATAGGTATGTATACTCATACTTCTTGGCAAACTCTGCTGCCTTAGCGCGATCACCGTTTACAGATTCAATGTCGTATCCCATTAGTTCAATCCTCCCAAGATTCTATGGAGCTCATCGAATACTTCTGATTCGTCCAGCTCATCCATTGGTTCGTTCTCGTCAATGTCTTTCATCATAAGGTTATTCTCAATAGTGAACTCAAAGTGCTTCTCTGGCACATCATATTCGTCAATGACCTGATTGGCGATGTACTTAAAGATATAGCTTACAACCATCAATGCTCGGCGGTTAGCAGTAACAAACTGATGCTTGATCTCATCTTGGCTCAGTCCGAACTCCTGCTCAGCCTCATCAAACTTATGCTTATTTGGGTACAGTTTGTACAACAGTTCTGGGTTAAGCTCAAAATAGTTAAGCAATGTCATTGCCAGCTTGCCGCCGCTGATCATATTCTCAGCAGCATCAGCGTCCATACCAGGCAATACCGCACTGATCTTCCTCATACAGCCTCCTTGTGGAGCCTAAGCCCCTGCTCATCGATTAGTTCCAGCAAGTACTTCTCGCTGGCCATTAGTGACGCAATCAGGCTGGTGTGATCCCAGCTGAACCGCCATTCACGAGTCACTTTGTTAATGACTCCACTCTTGAAGTATCCATAAGATTCTCCATTAGCTGGTATATACTTACAGTAGAAGCCATAGTCTGCTAGTCCGAACTCTCCTCCGTTATTCTTCTCATTGTTACAGTAATATTTCCAGAGTAGTATGCAGTTCTTGGCAATATAATCACGTGCTACGTGGTTATCATCGCTGTAACTAGCCACTTTACACCTCCTAGCCGTTAATCACAGAACCCAAGCACGGCATCCACAGACTGGGCTACGAAGCGGGAAGGGAGAATCCTGCCAGTTCTGTTAGGGTATTACTAGCGCATCCCACCTCCCTACATCTTTATCGACAGCTGATAACCCACCAGCTTCTTAATCTCCATCCCCGGTTAGTAGTGGTTATTAATTTTTATTAACAGTAATAGTCTCATTTGGCCCTCCGTTGGGCATAAGAGGTGTTCTGTCTACTACCCTCCGTAGGGCATGATAGTACCTTGGAACCTAGCGCAGCCGTCTGAGCGAAGCGAAGCCCGAGTGAGCGAGCGCCAGCGAGCGACGAGGGCAGGCTGCGCACAGTCAAAGACTGGCTGTGAAGCCAGCCGTATCGCGAGCTGGTGAGCGAGCGAACCCACCCAGCCGCTTGCGCGGCTGGGTGGGACGGCCCTGGCAAGGGCCGGTGCCGACCTCCCTCAGTCGGCGTAGTGGTTACGGAGCGCCTTGTCGATTGCGCTGAGCACCATCGCAAGGGTGACGCCGAAGCCAGCGACGGCGAAGCCGTTGATGGCGACCTGGTCTAGCCCGTAGCCGTTGAAGAACGTGACGCCAGCGACGATGCCAGCGAGCCCGTAGAAGGCGATGATAACGAAATCGATGAAGTCCCAGTAACGCATAGTAACCTCCTAAGATTAGCACCCAACCAGCCGAAGCTGGTTGGGTGCGGTGATAGTACCCAGTAGGTACTAGAAAGGCTGCTCGTCCGCTGCTACGGCCGGCGCCGCAGCGCCGTTCGCAGGTGCGAACTCGATCACCTTGGCGCTGTAACCAGCAGTGGTGTGAACCACTGGGTAGCAGAGCACAGGCTGAATCAGGTTGCCTGCCTGATCCTTGGCGTGCTCGTAGCGCTGCTTCAAGATGCGCTCGTCAGACGCTGGAACCCAGAGGATCCCTTTGTCCCACGTGGTCTCGAAGGACGCCACTGCGTCAACCGTTGCCCACTGGCGGGCAAGCTCCTGCGCGGCGTGAGCCTGAGCAGGTGCGAATGATAGTACTGGATAGGACATCGACTTCGCTGTCCCATCTTCGCGAAGCCCAGGGCGACGGACTTGTGCGCTAACGGTGAGAGCACCGCTAGGTGTCATCCGATAACCTGGGATCTTGTTCCGACCATCAACACCAGCTGGTGCTGTGTTCGGATCACCCTGTAAGGTGATACCACGTAGTACGAGGATCGTCCCCGTCGCCGCGTTGAGCGCCTGCTCAACTGATGCCAGAGTAGAAGCGAATCGCTTCATCTCACAGCTCCTTCCCGCTTGCGCGGATTGGTGTCAGCTCGCGCCGTACCCAAGCACGGCATCTAAACGATGCTGACAAAAGAACAGAGAGAGAATATCCTGATGGCCGGCAATACAGGGGGGTATCGCGAAGCGGTGACGAGACTAGTCAGCGAGGCTGGTCATCGACCAGCCGAGATTTTAGTTAAGGGCGGTACTCCCCGCACAGCTTTCGTAGCGAAGAGGGGAGATAATGGCTTACCCGACCTTCCGGCACAGACACCCCCCTTTGATAAGAAGCCTTAACCTTTGTGCTCAAAACCAGGGTGTAGAAAACTTAACCATGTAAAAATCTGCAAGAAAGGCCAAAAAAAGTGCATATATATAGACAGCCATTTGCGAAGACGGAAAATAAACCATAAAGAACGGCCGACCCCAAAAGCGGTTTAAGCCTAAGTATGCCCATATGGGCAAGGAGAAAGATCATGGCAAAGAAAGGTATGCCGAGCTTCACCCGCGGTGGGCTTCCGGTAAAGACCACGAATCCAGTAAACGCGCACCCTAAGCAGCGCAAGAAGGGCGACGGCGCAGGCAAGAGCTTTGACGGCGGCCAGATTGCCGCGATTGTCGGAGCTGGTGTTGTTACCGGGGCTGTTGGCGCACTTACAGTCGGCGCACTCCGTGAGGGGTTCGGCGGCGGCAATGGCCGATTCGGCCCGAAGGGACGATAATCATGGCACCACGAAAGCGACGCACTGACGGTATGGGTGGAGGATCAGTCCAGCCAACCCCAGAGCCAAGCTGGAACCCATGGACCCCGCCGCCAAGTGGCAATAATTGGTACCACAAGCTTCCCGGGGAACTTCCTAAGAAGCGAACCGTAAGGCCTACACCGCCTAAGGTTGGTGGGCGTATCTTTGGGCCAGTACCAGATGGCGGCCGACGAGAGCCAAAAGTTAAAGTAATGAAGCGAGGGCGATAATGGTACGAAAAGCAGCACCAAAGAAGGTGGCAGCACGCAAAATCACTGGTGACCGACCAGTTGACAGGAACGATCCAAGAAAGTACTATAAAGATTCACTTAGCATGAACGACGCAGAGTGGTGGGGGAAAAAGAGCCCGTCAATCCCAAACATGCGGATTGTTGGTACTGTTAACCCAAGATTTGTTCCATCAAACACTCCTGCCCCAATTAGGCCGCGCAACCCAAAGTTTAACGCAAGCGTCAAGCCATTTCAGACACCTCCAATGAGCACTGGAAAGGGCGCACCTACGCCAGTAAGGGTAACTCGAACAGGCGTTGAAAAAGTTGGACGTGGTGGCGGAATCCGAGGCCTTGGCCGAAAAATCTTCGGCGAGCGTTAATATTGCCAGCAAACCCGCGCAACTATAAGCAGGAGTACGATCGGTATCAGGGTAAGCCTGACCAGATCAAGAATCGTGCTTCCCGAAATAAGGCTCGCGCTGCTGTCGCGAAGAGCAAAGGCAAGTCCGCTATAAAAGGCAAGGATATCGACCATAAGGACGGTAATCCTCGCAACAACTCACTTGCCAACCTACGACCGCAGAGTAAGCATGTAAACCGACGGAGATTGAATGGCTAAAATTGAGTTTCCGACGACGCCTATTTCCCCTCAGGATGAGTTGCGTAAGCAGCAGATTGATGCCATGCAGGCACCTGATATTCAAAAGGGGATGATGGGCGAAGACGCCTATTACTACCATTATACGGAATCTGGCAACGGCGATAAGATTGCGAACAGCTTTCTTAAGCCTGATGCCGATGGCCGTATTTATTTCTTTGATACGCTTGAAGAAGTAAACGAATATATCTTCAAAGAAATCTCTACAAGCAGAGCGCTTGAGGGCAAGGCAACGTCGGAAGGATACGACATTGTAGCCATTCCGCGCTCTGATCTTGACGTTTACGATCCAAAGCCGGACGTTGCGGCTCCAGACAGCTCGGCAATGTACGTTGAGCCAAAGGCAGAGATCCGTATCTCCAAGCCGTATGTTATGCGTAATGGGGAGAACACATTCTCAGACCCTAAGATCATGGAAGTAAAGCCAACACCAGCAGCTGAAATTCCACAAAAAATTTCCGAAACTGCTGCGCAGAACAAGATTGAGGTTGGCCCCGCTCCCGTAGAGACGATGGATGTTGATCAGGCATACGAGAACAAAGTAGCAAGTGCTGCCGGAGAGCCGGCATTCCCACGCCCCGAGGCAGAAATCCGCTCAACCGCAGATGCGATGAACGCTGGCCTGCGCACGTCAACGACACGACCTGTGTCGTGGAAGGTTGGCGACTATATTAACTTTAGCAAGGACGGGGTTAGGGGCTTCTGGCGAGTAAAAGAGATCAAGAAATATAATTTTGATAATCCGGCAGACGTGGCAGCATGGGAATCTACAGAGCGATGGAACTATGCCAGGATCAAGCAAGAGGGCGGACCACTTCTTACGCAGCTTCAAAACCCAAACTCCAAAACATTCCTTCTTGAGCGAGTAGAAACTTTACCACAAGGAGTGACAGCGAAACCTGGGACGATGTCATACAAGTACGGGCCAGACAAATATACGTTTGACCCATCGTTCCTCAAGCTTGATGCAACTGCTGTTGCTCCGACTGCGCCTAT